ACTTTTAACGATGATGAAAACCGGATGGGATGATGTGACAGATTATTTAGAAAAAATCGATACAAGTACGGATGGAATATTTAAGTCTACTCTCCAAAGAAATAATGAAGGATTTCAAAATGTTAACGAAGAAAGTAAGGAAACCGTACAGAGAAATAATGAAGGTAATGAAACTATGCAGAGAAATAATTTATCTGTAAGTAATTTAAATACTTCAAGTCTTAACATTAGTGAACCAACAACAAGTACCATCGCATCTAATTCTAACCTTACTGTGAGTGGTCAAGTTAATTTAACAGTTGATAATATGCCAACTAGTTCGGTTATGACTAAGGAGGAGTTCGCTAGATACTTAATAAATAATCCAGACGCGATGGCGACAATCAGTTCCCAACTACTTAATACAAATGGAACGTATGGTGGGTCTGTGACTGGTGGAGGTATGAACTCATAATATTAATAGGGGTATCTTTGTATAAATCTATTCTTTTAGTTTACACAAAATTATGTTACCGTCTATTTATCTAAAAAGAATATATAGATGTCATTAAGTCCATTATCATTTGATTCTACTGAAAATTTTAGAAAAAAATTATTAGTAAAAAATCTACAACCATACAATAGCGATGGTTTTAGTCCTGCTTCTCAGCCTGGACAGAGTGAAGTGATAATAAACGATATTGGTGTTATTGATTCAGATGAAGTTGAAGTTATTGGTTCTAATGAAGGAAATTATGCTTACGTTAAAAATCAATATGGTCCCGAAGGAGGATTTGGGGAACCAAAATCTATTGACGATGTTACATTTATAAATTCAGTTACGAGTTTTAGTAATACCTTAAATTTAGATATGGGTCAGGGTATACCCGCATTAGTCGGTAAAAGTCCTTACAATACCTTTATTGCCTCATCATATAACCCGTTCACACTACTAACAAGTCAGAACCCCCAAGGTAGTAACGGGTCACTATCTCAGGATTCCGATTTAGCAAGAATAGCTGCGGAATCACTTAAGACTGAATTTCAGTATAGAGTTGCCGAAGAAACATATCAACAAACAATAGGTAGGGTAAATGCAATAGACGCGTTATCTGACCCATTTGATTTATTAGGTATAGTTACAGGTAATAAATCTGTAATTGAAAGGGATTGGAAAATTTCAGTACCTAAAAGTTTAATTGGTAAAGGTTTAGATTTTATTAGTCGAGTGAGTGGAATTTACTCGCCATATTCATGGATACCTGGTGACTATTTTAGTTCCGAACCAAAACAAATGTATTTAAATCAAATCGCCAATAAAATAACTGGATTATTTGATAAGAGAGGGGTTTTAAAATTACCTACCGAAAAAACGGGAATGCAAATTTTCTTGGATAATACAGGTGGAGGACAGAGGTCAAGACTTTTTCATGGTCTTAGACTTAACCGTTATATACCCGATTATAACCGAAATTTTTTAACTGATTTATTTACTAAAGTACCAAAACAAAATTATTATGTAGGTAGTTCACAACAAGAAATGAGAGATATTGTGGCTCCCGCAGAATCTCTACCATTAGACCAAGATGGTAATAAAACTCAGGTACCTGTTTATGGGTATGATGAGATTGCTAAAATATATGAAAACGAAAAGAGGGATAATATATATCAATTTGGATTAAACCAAACCTCAACATATGACGGTTCAGGGTTACAGGGAGGGTTTACATGGGTATCACCTAAATATAAAGATAGAGCCGGACAAAAAGTTGGTAAAGGGGCTGAGTTTTTTGGTACTATCGACACAGATTGGAACGAACAAGGTGTTCAAAATACATTCACCGCAACTCAATCAGTAGATGGTGCAGGAAATTATGATTTTACATCAGGGTCGATATTAGATAATACGCAAAAATTAATCAACGCAGCCGATGAGGTTGTGGGGGTTAGAAAATTACAACACGTTGGAAACGCGATTGACCAAGTATCAAAAGTATTTCATGATGGAACAAGAGAACTAACAAAAGGTTCGAGAGTAATCGCTTATAAAGATGTTGGTGGAGATATTGTAGGCCAAGAATATTGTCGCGTATTTACTAAAGATACCCCATATTACTCAATGGCTGACCTACAAAAAAGTGAGGGTATAACAACAGCTAATAGACGTTTTACTTACTCAGTGTTAGATAGTACATATAATTTAAACATTGCGCCAATGAGGGGTAATGAAAGTACAAACATAACAGGGAACGATTTTAGTCCTAAAGGAGAAGGGGTTAAAAAATACATGTTCTCTTTAGAAAACTTGGCTTGGAGAACATCAACAAAAAAAGGTTTCACATATCAAGACCTACCTCATTGTGAGAGAGGTCCTAATGGTGGTAGAATTATGTGGTTCCCTCCATATGATATGAAAGTTAGTGAAACAAATTCAGCTAATTGGAATACAAACGAATTTTTAGGACGACCAGAACCAATATATACTTACAATAATACCACGAGAAATGGTAATTTAAGTTGGAAAATAGTGGTTGACCACCCATCGATTTTAAATACTATCGTGGATAAAGAATTAGCGAATCAGAGTAACAATAATAAAGTTACAAGTATTGTAGATTCATTTTTTGCGGGTTGTAGAAAGTATGATATATATGAATTGGCCTTAAAGTATCCACAATTTACCTACAGTGATATCTATGAAATTATAGTAAATTCTCCTTTACCTGAAGAAGTAAAAGAAAATTTTGACATTATAAATACTAACGTACCTGGTGATAATGACCCAGCAACAGAGGAGTATGTTGATAAAATAAAAGAAGACACATACGATTTCTCATATTATTTTGATAATGATGTTCCTGGTAAACAAGATGCTACCGTAACGACTGCCGATGAATCTTACCAAACAACATTAACTAATTATATTGCCAAACAGACTGAGTACAATAATGAGGCCACGGCTGAAAATAAAGTAGGGGTTAACGAGTTTTATGAAAAAAACATATTACCAGGACCTAACGGTGATAAAGGACCATTACAGAGTACTTTAAGATTTTTGAAAGGAGTGGGGGAAGCTTTGAATGCAGGTTCTACAGTTGAAGTTTTATTACAAGGTTCGGCATCGTCACCTAATAATGTTAACTATAATAAAGCATTATCGAAAAGAAGAATCGATAGTGTTATACAATATTTATTACCATTAACACCTTTGGGTACAACAAAAACGTTACAACAATGGAAAGATGATACACCGAGTAAATTTATAATTAAAGAGGTTGCGTCGGGAGAACAGGTAACTATTAATGGTGTCGATTGTACACAAGAACTACCTTCATCCGATAAAGTATATTCACCACAGGCGATGGGTTGTAGAAGAGTATTTTTTAACAGTGTTGTTGAAACACCATACCAAGAAGAAATAGAGGTAACTGATGAAGAAAGTACGCCACCTGTAGTTGATACTAAAACACAAACTGCAACACCTGAGAAACCGGTTATGAAACAACCAACAAAAACTGAAAAACAAAGACAGGAAGTTGCGAAAATAATAGTCAGAAAGTTGTTAACTGAATGTGATTACTTTGATTTAGTTAAAGAAAGTTCGCCGATGGTTTACAACGGAATAAAAGAAAAGATAAAGTATTTTCAACCGGCATTTCATTCTACCACACCCGAAGGTTTAAACTCAAGACTTACATTTCTACAACAATGTATTAGACCTGGTGATACGATTCCTGTTATTGGAGAGGATGGTAGACCAACAGAGTTCAACGCTAAAAATACTTCATTTGGGGCTCCCCCAATATGTATATTAAGAATTGGGGATTTCTACCACACTAAAATTGCAATTAATCAGATATCAATTAGTTATGAACCATTAGTTCTTGATTTAAATCCTGAAGGAATTGGAGTTCAACCAATGTTAGCGGATATTAATATGTCCTTTTTCTTTATAGGTGGTCAAGGATTAAAAGAACCTGTTAATCGATTACAAAATGCCCTTTCATTTAATTATTACGCAAATACTGAAGTTTACGATGATAGGTCTGTTGTTACGGAAGAACGGGACGAGTTAAATCAAGAGATATGGGAATCCATAGAAAGTAATATAACGTTTGGCTCGGATAATAGACCAACCAATGAGGACATACCAACTAAAGGAGTTACTATCGGTACAATTAAAAGTGATATTATAACAACTTATCCGTCAACCACAGAAAGTACGACTAGTGGTCAAACTTCATTTAAAACTATAATGGCGACGGCAGTCAGTGATGTTCAAAATTATGCGACTTCTCTTACTGAATCTCTTAATCAAGTTGCGACCACTTATTCTATAGATGGTTTAGCGTACTTTACAGACGAAAGAAATTATACTTCAGGTGATACAATAGGGTATTTTACGGATGGGTTTACTGGTAATACCAAAGGTACTAATTTATTTGGTAAACCAAAGGAAGATGAGTTACAAGATAAAATAAATAATTTATTTGATGAAATAATTGATGACGTAAATAATGATAATTCACCACTACTTAAAAAGATAGAAAATAAGAATTTTACAAATGCCGACATAGATTTATATAAATTTAATATAATTAATTTAATTAACGAAATTAAACCAAATTACATATCGGACTATATGAGTGTTATGCCGAAAGTGGTGAATAACCAATTAAGTTTAATTTCTACGATTGATAAGATTAGTTTTGTTATGACTAATACTGATGGTTTTGCGGACAAAGCGAGAAACGTACAACAGGAATTAAATGCTGCGGATAATGTTGATAAAACTTCTAAAAACGCAAATAACACTTACGAGGAGATGGAAAATGATATGGTGACTTTGAGTACTGACCTACAAGAATTTTATGACCAAATATTTGTAGATGACAAAAGATTAGTCGAAAAATCATTTAAGTCTGACTATTCGTTTTCAATTGAATATCAAGATGAAGGACTATATTACTCTCGTTTTATGAACGCAATGTATCAAAAAATATTAAATGATAAAGAAAATGTTATACAAAAATTATTAAATGATAGGTTAAGTGGTATTAATAAATGGAATAGATACGTAAATAATATCGTAGATGACTTACAAAAAGACTATGAGAAAGTTCAAAGAAAAACTGAAAGAGAGTTAGATAGATTTAGTAAACGTAATACAGTTAGAAAGTTTAACGACTATTCACCATTTACTAAAGAAAAAGAAAGAATATTTTATTATATGAACGTACCTAAAGCGAACGTAAATTCAGTTAAAGACGGATATTTTAATGAGTTGTATTCTGGATTAAACAAGGGAGGTAAAATCTCTTATAACGGAAAAGTAACATTTAATTAATTATGAGATATTGGAATAGATATACTGACTTTTTAGTTAACGGACAACAAACGGTGGTACCATTTGTTAGAATACCTTCAAAACCTTCAGATAAGAGATTTATTTTTAGGACTGGTCGTAGTAGGTTAGATAAACTAAGTTATGAATTTTACGAATCTCCATATTTTGGTTGGTTAATTTTAGCCGCGAACCCACAATACGGGGGGTTAGAATCAAATATTCCAGATAACGCACTTTTGTTCATACCTTTCCCGTTAACTAATTCTTTACAAGATTATAAGGCGGCAGTTGAAAATCACTTCTTCTACTATGGCAGATAAAAAATTCTTTGGTAACGATAAAGTTTACGTTGAAACTGATTATGATAATGTTGTTGTGGTTGACCCTAACAAAGTGGTTAACTCTGATGGTACAGTTGAAGAACGTAATATTAATCAAGAAAATTTAATAACCTACGCTAATTTAGAGGCTAGAGTAATCCCAAGAACAAAATTGGCTATTGGTTCTAACTATGAGGATAGTGTTAAAAATGTTGGTGTCGCACAATTAAAGGTTAACTTTATGGAAGGTAATCCCCAAAACCAAAAAGAACCCAACGTTAATTTAGGAGGTAATCTTGCTGATGACCCAAAATATTTTGATTCGACATGGACCGACCAATTTTTACCTGGACAAAATAATAAAATGGAAAATGACATTTTTAGTTCGGGAAGAGGTGTTGATACTCAATTATTAGGTATTACTCGTATTAATATAAAAATGAATCCAGCATTCGTACCTACAGTTACTATTGAAATGACCGATGTACAGGGAAGGGTTTTATTTGAAAGAGGGGATAAGTCTCCGTGTTCAATATTTATGAACCTACCTTACCCAATTTTTATATTAACCGTAAAGGGTCATTATGGTAAGGCTATTAAGTTGGAGTTAATGTTAAAAGATTTTAACGCTCGATTTGACCCATCAGACGGTAGTTATCAAATCACTACCTCATATGTTGCTCGTTCACACGCATTTTTACAAGATACATTATTAGATTACCTATATACTACACCACATATGTATCCAAAAAGTTATGAGCTTGAGAATGTTAAGGGAATACCTGCCGGTGGTACTGTTGCAATTGACAAAATAGATACTACCAAAGGAATGGAAAAAATTAAAGAGGTGTACTCTTTATATAAATCTAAAGGATTGGTTGAAGAAGATTTTCCAGAAATAACTCTAAATCAAATGAGAATGAGATTGGAGTATTTTAATAGGTATGTAATGGAGGCTTACACAAAAGAAGATATGACGGTATTAACTGAGGTTGTTAATTATGAGACCGCGATTAATGAATATAGAAGAAGTATTTTTCCAGACATTAAAGATAATTGGTTTAATCAGTTTGTTGACGCGACTTCAATATACGTTCTAAATGATGTAAATGCGTCGACCCTATACGGGTTAAAGACAGAACTTGATGAACAAGGGCGTAGAAGAGCTATATCAAAATTAACGGTAGCCATAGATGAAGGAAATAAAAAATTAAATTCTAACTCCACATTTGGTGTTAATGGTAAGTATGAGATTGAAGAAAAAGAAATTAAGTCTGGAATACCTAATAATATTCATGCGAGTGATTTAACAGAAGAAATCAAGGACCCAAGTAGGATAGATTATAAGGCAACATATATTAAACGTAATGGTAGTGAACCGACAGAAGAAGAATTAAAAGAGTTTGAAGGGAAGATAAAGGCTGCGTTTGAAGTATCTGCGAAAAGTTATAAAGTAGGTCCTGACGGAGAATTACAAGAAACTGATAACCCTTCAGTACTCATTAAATTTGGTAATGTAATAAAAGATAAAAACTTTCAAAATGGTAGTTTTTTAGCAAAATTAGCTAAAATTGAGACCACATTTAAAACTAAAAGGGAAAATATAGAAATACAATTATCTGAGGCGTTAGCTAAAAAAGTGATAAGTTCGGATGTTGGGTTAGGTTTTAACCCCACCATAAATAATGTTTTGGCGGTAATATGTGCAAATTCTGAGGCGTTCTACAGGTTAATGGATGAAACACATACCCGTGCGTGGGATGTGAGAACTAATCCAGCTAGATTATCGGCAATTATGCCTGCAGATAAATCATTTGGAGTTGATGCCAAAGTTTCTTTACAGACAGTGAAAGTAGATGGTAAAGCGGATTCGTTAACTAATACTCAAATAGTGTACCCATGGCCACAGTACTTTATTAAAAAAATTGACGAAAACAAAGATGCTTACTACGATTTAACATACCCTGGAAATCCTGAGGTTATTAATTCAATACAAGGGTGGGACTATACTTTATGGCCTGAAATACAATTTACGGAAGAATATATAACCGCGTCTTTAGAAAAAGATAAACCTAACATCAACATTAATTACGGTAATGAAACTCAAGTTTCAAAATATATTGGAATAAATTCGGTAGAGTTTCCATTTAATAATACACCTTATACTAATGAAGAGTTTGTTTCATTTTTTTACGAAATTTATGAAAGAACTTATTTAGGTGCGAATTATAGTAAAGTGGTCAGAAATAATAATTTTAGAGAAAATATATATCCTGTGTTAGCGGATTTTGAATCATCTAACATAAAAGAGGGTTTGGACAATGTTCCTGAATTAATGAAGATATTAAAGGAGTTTCAGTTTAATGCTTCAACATTTAATCAATATTTATTATCAATTTCTAATAATGGACAGGGTAGTTTTTTCGCTAGAAAAGTAAGAGATATATTTACACAAAACTATATAAAAGGATACGTGGATATTGATTTTGGAATTTATAGTCAAGAAAGTATGAATACAAATTCAGTTGAAGTTATTTCCTCAGTAGATTCAGTAAAAGATTTAGAAACTTATATTACGGGAACTTCGTCAAACGCTACAACATTAATGGATGTTTATCCATTTAATAATCTTACTTGGTTAAAAGAAAATATTTCTAAAGGTAAAGACATATCCGAGATTGATAGGGCGAATAGTACGACTAGTGTTATGAACTTTAATGTACTTAAAAAAACTATATCAACGTTTGATGACCAATCATCTGATGATATTAGATATAAAAATAATTTCATTACTTATTTTCAATACGAAAAAAATTATCCGTCAAATCCTAATCAGAACACTAGCAATAATAGTGATAGTACACAATATCAAACAAATGCTCAATCTAAGGACTATTATTTGAATCGTGAAAATAAAGATTTTTATTTGACCGAAAGCCCAATAGATTATGGTACTGATTATAATACCGCAACAAATAATTTAACATCAATACAAACGACTTCGTTATTAAATACACCTTACTTTACCAATGCGTTATTAAAAGGGGTATCGGGAGAAACCAACGGAGTAATAAATCCGTATGTAGGTTTAGGGTATATTTATCTAAATTCATTACCATTACCTACACTCAGTGAAAAATATTTAACAAGAAACACTAGTGACGCTGGAGTTAATACTACTAAATGGGGTGATAATATTTATGCGGGTCTAAGTAAATTTGCTGCGATACATAAGATACCATATCTTTGGTTATTAAAATATGGTTCAATATGGCATAGATATAAAGAAGATAAAGTAGGTAATGGAGATATTCTTGACGGAATATGGAAAGATTTCAACTATGTTAATGCTTATGACCCAATTACTAATGATATAAATAAAGTTTATGACGTACAAAACTATACTGGTGGGAGTACTACCTATGTTCCTCAAAAAACTGAAATTGTTCCATTTACTATACCTAACATATTAAATCCATCACTTCCGGGGATTCCGGTTAACTTTAACTATCAATTCACTAAAAACGGATTTTATCCTAAAGTGGTAAATGATACTTACAAATTCTTTACAGGTAAGTCACCTTTAACGGGGTATACCAATACTGAAATGAATGACTTATTTAATAATGGTAAATTTAAATTAGGTAAATCACAAAGTAATTTTTTACCAGCGGGGTATGACCAGAATAACGTACTTAATACTTTAAGTTATGACAGTTATTTTCAATATTTTGATATTGAAGGTAATACTAGTTTTGATTTTAATTTCACAACTTCAGGTGTTAATACTACTTCACCAAAGATGTTAATAATACCATCTTCAGGTTATTTAAAGTTTACACAAGCCCAAAGAGAGTGTCTAAACTCACAAAACCACTTAACTCAAAATATAGATATCAACAATAAATCTATTCAAAATGGTAATGTTAGGTCATTGTGGGCATCATCTCATTATGGGTATTATAATAATGAATGGGTAAGAAAACCTAATACAAGTCAATATATTAAAGTTATTGATACGGGAGATACCCAACAAGATGCGTTTAATATTATTAATAAAAATAATGATAATCCGTATAAATCTATTGAGGAAATTTTTGCTATCTTCTCTAAAGAGATGTTAGATGAATTTGAGAAACACTTTTTAAACTTTTGTAAAAAAGATAAGGACTATGAGGATATAGTCTTTAATCCGTCAACACGCAATGATGACAATTATCAAGGCTCGTTTAATATTGAGTACGATTATAATATTGAAAAAGTAATGAGCAGTTTACTTATTATTGATAAACCCGAAATGACAGATAATTCAATAAATGATGTTAAAAGTATTTCTGATAGTCAAATGGAGCAATTTGTTAATTTAAATAAAGGTGAAATTTTAGAAAAAGATATAATATTAAAAATAGGTAACCCCGGAAGATTTAACAGAAGGGTGTTTGATTCATTTTCAAAAATTGAGGACATTGTTCCGATAGACCCGATTGATTTTGGCTACTATAGAGAAGGTTCAGTTCCTACGGCAACAAATGCCACGACATTAGCTGGTAGTCAAGGGGCGTCACCTGAAGTTTGGGATGAGTTATACTTACGTGTTGGTTACTATGATGATTTTGATTTAATGTATAGTGATAATGGTTCATTCATAACCGATTTTTTTCCAATCATGGATATTGAGTTTACTAAAGAAAATGTTATAGATTTGTCTCAAATTATTAAAGTTTTCATGACAGAAAAAATGAAAAATAATAATTTAACAAAAAGTGACTTCCAACAAACTTTTGATTCATTCATGTCTGGTCAAGCGTCTTTTCAAAATGATATGTTAAATCAAATTTTTAAAACTTTAAATAAAGATTTACCATCGGTTAAATCTAACAATGCTCAAGTAAGGATTTCCAAGTTAGACGATAAAGATGGTGGAATTAAAACTGACTTATGGGAGACATTTAAAAACTTTAATGACCGTTGGATATCAGGACAAGACGTTAAAAACAAAACATTATTTGAACAATTTTTATTTTTAGATAAAGCGAATAGACCTATTGGAGATAAAGTTATTATTGACATTAATAAACTAAGGGGGTTTTTAAAAAGTAATTTACCACAAACAAGTGTTTTATCTCTTATAGGTAACATATTAGAAAAAAATAATTTTATCTTTATGCCGACACCATCTTATTCTAATTTCTATGGTAGAAATGAAAGAGTTAAAGAAGGGATGCCTGACCCGGCATTCAGTGATATTGCTAATAATACGTTTGGTACATTTTTAGAAGTTGATACCCATAGTTCTGAACCTAAATTATTAGCTATATATGTTGGTAAACCATCAGAAAAGTTACACACTTCACCTGAAAACGATAATTATTTATATGGTGACGATTCTTTTGATATCGCTCAACCTTCACTATCTGCGGTTAGGGCGTCAGAAGACGGGGTAACTAACTTCTCTAATAGAAATAAAGTAGTTGCGTTTAATGTAGATTTTGGTAGGCAAAACCAAAGTATGTTTAAATCAATTAATATTGATATGGCCCAAAGAAAAAACATTGCACCAACATTTAAGATACTTGCGGATATGGGAGCACAAGCCGATGGTCAAAAAGTGGCTCAACAGTCGGTAAGTTTATATAATTTTTATAAAGCAGCTAGCTATAATTGTAGTGTAACTGCAATGGGTAATGTAATGATTCAACCTACAATGTATTTTAATTTAAGGTATGTTCCTATGTTTTATGGACCATATTTAATTACGAGTGTTACTCATGATATTACAACTAGAGATTTTCAAACAACATTTGAAGGTGTACGAATGTCAAAATATTCATTAAAAATGCCAGACGGTCTAATATCGAGCGTAAATAGAGAAATCGTACAAAATTACTTATCGGAAGTTAGGAGAATACCGAACCTCGCAGGTTCTACTGCAGATACCGTTACTAGGTCCGCAAATATAAAAAATAGTTCTACTAGTAGTGGAGCAAAAACACAAATCGTTGACAATCAAAAATGTGTTGCGGTACAAAAAATTAATAAACCTTATGTTGATATAACAAGAAAAAGTATCACTCAAACAACATTTAAAACGTTAATTGACGGAAGTAGTAATTTTAACGATAACGTGAAGAAATTTATCTTTGGTGTTGGTTATGTTGAAAATGGTAAAGGGCGTAACGTGGTTAGTATTAATAATAATCATTTCAACTTAAAAAACCTTAAAGAAAATGCTAAATGGACAATTAATTTTGAAGAACAAGTGTGTGTTAATGATAGTGATTACGCGATTCCTTACCTCTCATTTAAATCGCCAGGGGATTCAATTATGTTTATGAATCAAGTTTGTTCACAGTATGAACAAATAATTGATGCGTTTTTAGTTAATACTACAATTAATGGTAACTTACCTAAAACTTTTGCTTACTTATGGTATTATACCTTTAGGTTTACCACATTAGATAAAGAATTAAACGCCGGTAGTAATATAGACGACTCAATTATTGCGTCAGTAAACCATGATTTAACTACGAATGTTCAATCAAAAAAACTTTTTGATGGGGCAGAGCAAACTTTTCAAATTAAAATAAACGATTGGAATCGAAGTTAATTTAAGAAAAAGGGCATTTATCATATATTTATAAATAAAAGATTATGGATACTAAAGCATTATTAGACCAGTTTTTGTCAAAAGACACTAGAATAACTGAAAAAAATACAGGTAACGGTTACAAAGAAGTTTGTGATTTAGACACTGGAGATTGTTATACCGTAAGAATGAGGGATGGACTTATAGAAAGGGTCGATAATTCAATGAAATTAAATAAGACTTTAAGAGTTGAAACACCTCATGGTGTAAAGACACTCTTAAACGGTTAAAAAAATATACAAAATGTCTGTAGATAAGAAAATATTAGAAGAGATAAGTAAATATAATAATATTAACAAATATATTACTGAACAAGAAACTGACTTACCTGAGCCGATTGAAGGTGGTGAACTTGATTTAGAAAGTCCTGAACTTGAAATTGATGATGTACAACCTGTCGATGTTGAGTCTGACCCAGATGTTGAAGTTGTAGGTGAACCTATATCTGATACTGACATTGATAGTGAAGGTGGTACGGAAGAGTTAGATATAACTGATTTAGTGACCACTCAAAAAGATATGTCAGCTAAACAAGAGGAGTATATGGATAGTATGATGGATAGGTTAAATGACCTTACTTCTAAATTATCTGATATGGATAAAATATTAGTTAAAATTAATAGTTTAGAAGACAAAGTTGAAAAATATCGTCAAAAATCACCTGAAGAAAAGCTACAACTAAGAAGTTTAGATAGTTACCCATATAATCAAAAGTTAACAGATTTCTTTATGGACAAAGGTCCTGATATGGAAAAGACGGGTAAAAATGAATATGTGTTAACGTCTGATGAAGTGGAAAGTTATTCAGATAGAGATATCAAAGATTCGTTTGATGCACCTTTAGAACAAGAATATTAATACCCCTTACATATTATATAAAGTTTATAAATAAAAATTAAAGACCATTCTAAATGGTCTTTTTTTATTTGACTTCATGACTTTCTTTGTTATATTATTACTTGAGTAAACGATAAATAAATAATAACAGAGAAAAAAGAAAAATTATGGCAAATGCATTAGACGCGGTATTAGCTCAGTATGAGCAGAATACCTCAAAATCAAACACAGGAAGACAATCTATCTCTCAAGAAGATAGGTTAAAACGTTATTTCACGACTTATTTACCAAAAGGTACAAGTTCGGGACAGAAAAGAGTACGTATACTACCAACACCTGATGGTTCATCACCTTTTAAGGAAGTGTGGTATCATGAGGTACAGATTGACGGTAAATGGACTAAACTTTATGACCCAGGTAAAAATGACGGAGAACGTTCACCTCTTACTGAGGTTTACGAAGAATTAATCTCAACAGGTAAAGAATCTGATAAAGATTTAGCTAGACAATATCGTCCACGTAAATTTTACATTGTAAAACTTATTGATAGAGACAATGAGGACCACGGACCTAAATTTTGGAGATTTAAAGATAACTACAAACAAGAAGGTATCTTAGATAAAATTATTCCGATTTGGAAAGCGAAAGGTGATGTGACCGACGCTAACGAGGGACGTGATTTAATGGTTGAACTATCAAAGGCTAAAACACCTAAAGGTATTGAGTATACGGTTGTACAGACAGTTATGTATGATGACCCGTGTGCTATTCATACGGATGAGTCTCAAATGAAAGAATGGATGACTAACGAGTTAACATGGCAAGATGTTTACGCACAGAAACCCGTAGAGTATTTAGAGGCGATTGCAAGAGGTGAGACACCTGTTTGGAGTTCCGACTTAAAGAAGTACGTTTATGGTGACGATTCTTCTGAAGTGGTATTAGGTGGTTCGAATGAATCAACTAAAACTGAGGTGACAACTGACCCACAATCAAAAATGGGTGTGGATACAGACTTACCATTTTAATAACAACTAACATGATGATGGTGACAACAGTGATGTTGTCACCATCTTTATCAATTTAAAAAATATGGCAATAAAGAAAAAAGATTTTAGTAGTATAAAAAAGAAATTTTCTACATCCGCAAAATATAAACCACAAAGGTTTTTTGATTTGGGTGAGGATTTCTTAGATGCTGTTGGATTACCTGGACCAGCAATAGGTCATTTAAATATGTTTTTAGGACATTCAGATACGGGTAAAACAACTGCGTTAGTAAAAGCAGCAGTAGACGCTCAGAAAAAAAATATATTACCTGTATTCATTATTACGGAACAAAAATGGTCTTTTGAGCACGCAAAACTTATGGGTTTCGAGTGTGATGAAGTAGTTGATGAAGAAACAGGTGAATTAGATTGGGACGGGTTCTTCATTTTTAATAATAATTTTAATTATATAGAACAAATAACTGACTTCATTAATGAGTTATTGGACGCTCAGTCTAAAGGTGAATTAGATTATGACTTGCTGTTCTTATGGGACTCAGTGGGTTCAGTACCATGTAAAATGACTTTTGACGGTAAAGGTGGTAAAATGCATAACGCATCTACATTAGCGGATAAAATAGGTATGGGTATCAACCAAAGAATTTCGGGCTCACGTAGAGCGGATTCTAAGTATGAAAATACTTTATTAATTGTTAACCAACCTTGGGTACAACTTCCTGATAACCCATTTGGGCAACCTAAGATAAAGAGTAAAGGAGGTGAGGCGATTTGGTTAAATTCTTCTTTAGTTTTCTTATTTGGTAATCAAAAAGATGCTGGTACCACCACTATAGCGGCAGTTAAGAACAAAAGAAAAGTAAAGTTTGCGTCCAGAACAAAAATATCGGTAATGAAAAATCATATCAATGGATTAGGATACGCGGATGGAAAAATAATTGTAACTCCTCACGGATTCATAGCAGGTAAAGAGAGTACTGAGGAAAAAAAATCAATTGAAAAATACAAAAGTGAGCAATCTGAGTATTGGAAAAAGGTCATCGGAGTTGAAGGTGATTTTAAGTTAGAAGAAGAAAAAAAAGAACAGTAACAATTTAACACAAATAAAGTGGTTAAAACATTATTAATTGACGGAAATAATTTATTTAAAATAGGTTTTCATGGAGTAAGAGATTTCTACCATGACGGAAAACATATTGGAGGTTTATATCATTTCGTTAACACAATCAAAAAGTTTCTTAATGAACACAATCATGATAAAGTCATTGTGTTTTGGGATGGGGAAAATAACTCATCCCAAAGAAAACTTATTTCACCAGAATATAAGGGAAATCGTAAACAGTCATTAAACGAGGCTAAAAAGGAATCGTTCGAGTGGCAGGTACAACAAGTTAAATCATATCTTGAAGAAATGTTTATCAGACAAGTTTCTGTTAAAAACACTGAGAGTGATGATTTAATCGCATATTATTGTCAAATATCTGAAGACGAATATAAGACTATCTATTCTTCAGATAAGGACCTTACACAACTTATCTCCGATAAAGTGGAAGTGTACCAACCGATGAAGAAGATAACCCTTAGAAATGGAGATTTAGTCCCTTTAAAGGATATCTCAATCCCACATCAGAACATATCAACTTTTAAAATCATATCAGGTGATAAATCAGATAATATTGATGGTATCAGATATATGGGTGAAAAAACATTTGTGAAGTTATTTCCCGAAATAGTTGATAGTGTCGTAACTATTGATGATATTTTAAAACATGCAGAGGAACTACATAAAACTGATAAAGACAATCGAGCACTACAAAATTTACTCTCAGGAAAAACAAAAAGAGGGATTTATGGTGAAGAATTTTTTATAATCAATAAAAAACTCGTAGATTTGTCTCAACCTTTATTAACCGAGGACTCAAAAGTGATTATTGAACAGTACCATACAGAAAATTTGGACCCTGATGGTAGAGGATATAAAAACCTAATGAGAATGATGATGAGTGATGGGATTTTTAAGTATCTACCAAAACATGATAATGCGTGGGTTGAATTTTTAACCCCTTTTATGAAATTAACAAGAAAAGAAAAAAGAAGATTTAAAACTAAAAAACGTTTAATATGAAAGAAAAAACAGAAACAACCAAATTAGAGTTCTTAATGACTCTAAATGATAACTTTGTTGTACAGAGGTACTTTAATGTTAGAGGGTATAATCCTAAGGCTAGAGGGAGTGTTGAGCTTTATGAGGTAATCAGAAATGCGTCTGAAGTAATTCAGGAAGATTTGAAAATCAAATCGTGTAACTACCTTTCAGAAAATATTGGTCAAATAATGGTCAATCCTGAATTGTTAGAAACATCAAATACTGATGGTGACGAGCATTTTAACATTTACCTTAAGATAGGAGATGAGACAATTTGTCATAGAATTATAGACGCTAAATTATACCCACCTAAGACTAGATACACTGTGGACGTACGCCCACACCTAAAAAAGTTACTTCGCGAGTTAACTGACACTTTCTCAAGTGAAAATTTAACTTACAAGTACCTAGAGCATTCACTAATTTACCCATATTTATAATTTACAAACACAGATTAAAACTCAAGAAATATGTCAAAAGAAAAGAATTTTGGTTACCTCGGTAATACATTTCAATTACAAATACTTAACAATATTATCCTTTATAAGGATTTCGCAAGTTCTATTGTAGATGTGTTGGAACCTAAGTACTTTGACAATCAATATTTTAGGTTAATCATGCAGATGACCAAGGAGTATTATCACAAATATGAACACGCTCCTTCATTCTCAACACTTGAACAAATCACTAAGTCTGAGGTAACATCACCTATGGCCCAAAAAATGGTCTTAGATATGATAACTCAGGTGGTTGATGCCCCTGATGATGGGTATCAATATGTTCAAGAAAAGGCGTTAAAGTTCTGTAAACAACAAGAATTACAGAAGGTAATGACTAAAGCACAAAAGATTATCGATAAAGGTGATTTTGAATCTTATGACCATTTAGAAGAAATGGTAAGAGAAGCTTTACAAGTTGGAGAAGTTGATACGGGAACTGCGGACGTTTTTTTTAATTTAGATGAGGTTTTGGATGATGATTTTAGACATCCAATTCCTATCGGTATAACAGGTATTGATAACCTACTAAAAGGTGGGTTGGCTAAGGGCGAAATTGGAGTCATTTTAGCTCCGACAGGTGTGGGTAAAACTACAGTACTCAGTAAAATTGCTAATAACGCATTTAACTTAGGTTATAATGTTTTACAGATATTTTTTGAAGACAACCCTAAGATTATACAAAGAAAACATTTCACTATGTGGACAAAAATTGCACCAGATAATTTGTCATTACAGAGAGAAGAGGTTTTAGAAAGGGTTAGACAAATTAAAGAAAATGCACCTAACAGACTTATACTAAAAAAGTTACCTTCAGATACGTTAACGATGAATCAGATAAAGAATCAAATGCGTAAAATGATTGCTGAAGGGATTAAAATAGATTTAGTCGTAGTTGATTATATTGATTGTATCGTTCCAGATAAGAATTTAGGGGACGAATGGAAAAGTGAAGGTTCGGTTATGAGAGGATTTGAATCAATGTGTCATGAATTAGATATTGCGGGTTGGACGGCAACTCAAGGGAATCGTTCTTCAATATCTTCTGAAGTTGTAACCACGGACCAAATGGGTGGGTCAATCAAAAAAGCCCAAGTAGGTCACGTTATTATTTCTGTTGCTAAATCCCTACAACAGAAAGAAATGAATTTAGCGACAATAGCCATTACCAAGTCAAGAATTGGTAAAGATGGTATTGTATTTGAAAATTGCAAATTCGATAACGAAATGATAGAAATTGATACGGATAGTAGTGTAACCTTCTTAGGTATGGAAGAACAAAAAGAAGAAAAAAACAAAGTACGTATTCAAGAACTACTACAAAAGAGAAAACAAAGGGAAAGTAAAATATAAAATTTTTTAAAAACAATAATATATGGACAATCTAATTGATAGTGTCAGTAAAGACATTCGTTATGTAATAAAGAGAAGTGGAGATAAGGTAGTTTTTAAATCTGAAAAGATTGAAATGGCTATTTTAAACGCGATGAAAAGTATAGATAAAGTAGACGAGAGTATGGCTGAAAAAATTGCTAGACTCACAACTAAAAGCCTTTTCAGGGGTAATAAAGAAAGAGTTCCTAATGTGGATGAGATTCATGATATGGTAGAGAATAAATTGATGGATAACGGGTTAAATGATGTGGCAAAGGAATACATTATTTATCGCTCTAAAAATCGACCTAACATTTTTTCAAAAAGAACTAATCTTAAACCTTACGAGTACCCAAACTTAAATGAATATGTGGACGCAATTAGACACTCCTATTGGGTACACACAGAATTTAACTATACGTCTGATATCCAAGACTATAAAGTACATTTAAATGAAAAAGAAAAATCGGCAGTTGAAAGAGCAATGTTAGCGATTTCACAAATTGAAGTGGCGGTTAAATCATTTTGGGGTGACATTTATAAAAGAATGCCGAAACCTGAAATTGGTAATGTAGGGGCTACGTTTGCTGAATCGGAAGTGAGACATGCGGACGCTTACTCACACCTAATTCAATTACTAGGTCTTAATGGGGAATTTGAAAATTTGTTAGAGGTTCCACAAGTGAGAAGAAGAATTAAATACTTAGAAAAGGCTATCTCAAACTCTAAATCAGTCGATGATAAAGAATACTTTGAGTCTATAGTGTTATTCTCAATGTTTGTTGAAAACGTATCACTATTTTCACAATTTTTAGTTATTATGTCATTTAATAAACATAAAAATAAATTAAAAGGTATTAGTAACGCAGTTGAGGCAACATCTAAAGAAGAGAATATCCATGCGGAATTTGGGTTTGAATTAGTTAATTTAATCAAAAAAGAAAACCCTGATTGGTGGACACCACAATTAGTTGAAGATTTAGTTATCGCAACTAAAGAGGCTTATGAAGCGGAGACTGAAGTAGTTAATTGGATTTTCGAAAAAGGTGATTTAGAATTTTTAACTAAAAAACAAACAATGGAGTTCATTAAACATAGATTTAACGTATCTTTGAATTCTATAGGTGTTGATAGTATTTTTGAAATTAATCAAACACTATTGGAAACCACAGAATGGTTTGATGATGAAATTCTAACTACAAAACATACTGACTTTTTTAATAAAAGAAGTATTAATTACAGTAAAAAGCAGAAATCGATAACATCTAACGATTTATTTTAAAAACAATAACAAAATAATAATATGAAAAATAGAAAACCATTTAATTGGATTAATGAAGAATCAGTTACGTTTCTTCGTAGAGGTTATTTGAGTGAGGGTGAGGAACCTTTAGATAGAATAAAAACAATTGCGGAACATGCAGAAAAACTATTAGGTAAAGAAGGGTTCGCCGATAAATTTTACGACTATATGAGTAAAGGGTGGTATTCACTATCATCACCAGTATGGGCAAATTTTGGTAAAGAAAGAGGGTTACCTGTTAGTTGTTTTGGTTCTAATGTCAGTGATAGTATAGAGTCAATTCTATTTACTCAGGCTGAGGTTGGTGAGATGAGTAAAATGGGTGGAGGTACTTCAGGGTATTTCGGTAACATTCGTGGTCGTGGAGCTAAGATAACTGATAACGGACATGCTCCAGGAGCGGTCCACTTTATGAATCTTTTTCAAAGTGTCGTAGATAATATTTCACAAGGGGCGACACGTAGAGGTAGATTCTCACCTTACTTACCTGTTGAACATCCAGACATTATGGAGTTTTTAGAGATTGGTACAGAAGGTGCTTCAATCCAAGATTTGACACACGCAGTGACGGTAACCGATAAGTTCATGCAAGAGATGATTGCCGGTGATGATGATAAAAGAAAAGTATGGGCAAAAGTAATCCAAAGAAGAGGTGAAATAGGTTATCCATATATCATGTTCCATGACACGATGAATAATAACGCACCTAAAGTTTACCAAGATAAAGGGGCTAAAATTTATAATTCCAATCTTTGTTCTGAAATAGCTCTACACAATTCTGAAGACGAATCATTTGTTTGTGTATTATCTTCAATGAATGTATTACACTATGATGAGTGGAAAGACACCGATGCTGTTGAAACTATGGTTTATTTCTTAGATGCGGTAGTCACTGAGTATTGTAATAAATTAGAAGAATTAAGAGACAATGGTACCAGAGAAGGTAAAATGGCGTTTCTTTATATGGAAAAGGCTTATAACTTTGCTAAGAGACAAAGGGCACTTGGTTTAGGTGTTTTAGGTTGGCACTCACTTTTACAATCAAAAGGGTTGGCTTTTGATACAAGAGAAACTGCTAAACTTAACGTTGAGGTATTTAAAACTATTAAAGATAAATCGTATAAGGCATCAGAGGAGTTAGCTGAAATATTTGGGGAACCTGAATATCTAAAAGGTTATGGTAGACGAAACGTAACACTTAATGCAGTTGCTCCGACTACTTCATCGGCGTTTATTCTTGGTCAGGTATCACAATCTATTGAACCTATTTGGTCTAACTGTTATGTTAAGGATGTTGCTAAAATGAAGGTAACTATAAAAAATCCAGTGTTAAAAGAATTGTTAGAGTCTATGGGTCGAGATAACAAAGAGACTTGGGATAGTATAAAAAAGGGAGATGGTTCGGTACAACATTTAGATTTTTTAAGTGACGAACAAAAAGATGTTTTTAGAACATTTGCAGAAATTAATCAGTCATCAATTATTAATCAAGCGGCAATAAGACAGGATTATATAGACCAATCACAGTCATTAAATCTAATGGTTTCACCTGAAATGCCGACTAAAGATGTAAATAAGTTACTTATTGACTCATGGAAGTTAGGGGTAAAAACACTATATTATCAACATTCAATGAACTCAGCACAAGCATTTGCTAGAAAAAAATTAAATTTAAATGATTTACAATGTGTTGCATGTGAAGGTTAAGGGATAAAATATAGGGATATTGTATAAAAAGGTTGGATTCGTCTAACCTTTTTTCTTTTATATTTAGATAAAATAATCTGTGTTTATATTTATGAAATATGGCAGACGGTAAAACATACGGAGTATTTTTTCCTTTTAGAGATAGTTTACAAGG